GTGTATTTTTTTGTATTTCTAAACTAGTGCTACCATATTCTAAATCAAAATCTCTCTTGTGTGTTTCGTTAGGTAGTTTACCAGGCTTTCTTGCCATTATAAAAGGTAAGTCTAGGTCTCTGGCAATTGGTGCCCCAAACACAAAACCTCTGCTTTCAACACCCACAATCTTAGTTGCCTTAAATGAAAGACTGGTTAAGTCTACAAGTGCTTTATTAAATGCTAATGGATTTTCTATTAGGCTGGTTATATCTCTAAATTGTATTCCTGGTATTGGAAAGTCAGGTACAGTTCTTATGGCATTTTTTAGGTCTTGATAAAATTCTTTCATTAAAATAAATCAATGTGTTCCCATGGAAGTTCATCTTTACCAAAATGCCCATATAATGTTGTAGTGGTTAAGTCTAACTTAAATAAGTCAAATTTGTCAATAATGCCTTTTGGTGTTAAGTCAACATTTTTGCTAATCCATTCTACTAAGTCTGGTCTAACTTTGCCGTCTGCATATACATAAACACTAGTAGGCTCTACTACACCGATTGCATAACTTAGTTGTACTGTACAGTTATCTGCTTTACCAAATGCAACAATATTCTTTGCTAAGTAACGTGCCATGTATGCCGCACTTCTATCAACTTTGGTACAGTCTTTACCACTAAATGCTCCGCCACCGTGTGGTGCATAACCACCGTAAGTATCAACAATAATTTTTCTGCCTGTTAATCCTGTGTCTCCATCTGGTCCACCAATTACAAATCTGCCTGTTGGATTTATTAAAAATTCAGTTTCACTTAAATCCCAATCTGTTATTTCATCTCTAATAATTTGCTCAATTCTATCACGTACCATTTGAATACTTACATCATCGCTGTGTTGCGTACTACATACAATTTTAGTAATACCAGTTGGTTTGTTTACATTGTCATACGTCATAGTTACCTGACTTTTACTATCAGGACCTAACCAAGTTTCATTGCCTTCTCTTTCTACTTGTAGTCTTTTTAAAATTTTATGACTGTAGTAAATAGCACTTGGCATATAATTAGGAGTTTCATTGCAGGCGTACCCAAACATAAGTCCTTGGTCACCAGCACCAAAGTCATCTGTGCCTAATGCAATGTCAGGTGATTGACCATGTAGTTCGTTATATACTTTTAATTTTTCCCAATGGAAGCCATCTTGTTCATAACCAATATCTTGTACAACTGCTCTAACAATGTCCTCAATGACATCCTTGTCAAACTTGTCACTTTTGTATTCACCTGCAAGTGTAACCATGTTAGTAGTTACCAATGTTTCTACAGCCGCTCTGTGATTTTCTTTGCCGTCTATTAAATATGTTGCTACTGCATCCGAAATCAAATCTGCGATTTTATCTGGATGTCCTATGCTAACACTTTCGCTTGTAAATTCATAAGTCATTATTGCTCCTCTTTTATAAAGATACCATCAACCATTTTTCCTTTACGGTCTTTGATATCTTCGTATGCTACTTCTAAACATTCTTCTAATGTTAATTTGTTTCTGGCAAGTATGTTAATCATTACAACTAACATATCACCAATGTCGTCCCTGATGTCATTGCCCTTACACACATTATCACTGAGTTCTCCGAGTTCTTGTAATAATTTAAGAACTTGATCTTTGTCAGTGGCTCCGTCGATAAGGTTTCTATCGTAATGCCATTGTTCAACTTTTTTGACTAATTCGTCCATTATAGTTTGCCTTCTTCTCTCATTTGTTCACGTATTTTAGTAGCACTGATATCGTGTGTAGCATCGTCAAAAACTTCTTGCTCAATCTTATACCCAACATCTCTACCATACGTTATGTTTAACAAGTTTGGTACAACTTGTATTTTTACTTTACCAGCAAATTTGTATAAACTTTGTTGTAAGTTTTCTACAACTTCATATGCTGGAAAAGGATTCTTGTCATCTGTTGGCATATCTCTAACCATTAAAAACACTTGATTGTGTTTAGCCAATGCTCTATCGAACAATGCTTGGTGCCCAGGATGCCAAGGCTGAAATCTACCAAGCATTTGTGTTGTGGGTGCCTGGTTATCCCAAATAAATTTTTGACCAATTTCATAAGCAATTATTTTAGCATCTACATCACCACGTTGTTCTAGTACGTTGTAATCTGTTGCTACTGGTCTTTGAAATACTTTGTTAGTATCTTCAAATCTGCCTTCTTCTATTGTGTCTACAAAAATTTCATAGTCAGCAAAGAATTTATTCCTAGCATTTTCAAAAGGTGCTACAAAGTCTGCTATGGCAATCTTGCCTTCTAATTCAGCATTTACACATAAATCAATCATTCGTTGATTTTGTCTTAATCTACCTTCTTCAGAAAAGTCCCAGTCGTCTGCTTCTTCTCTAACTTTATCTGCGTTGAACCAGGCTACTTTATCGCCTAAGTATTCAACTAGTCGTTCTGCTAAATATGTCTTACCACTTCCTGGTAATCCAAATATTAATACTCTCATTTATTCTCCGTTTTGTTCACGTTCCCATTCTGCGTTATCGTCGAAGTCTTGTAAATAAATTTCATCAAGTTCATTATACTTGTCATCTGAGTCGTGCCACTTTTTATTTAACCAGCCAACTTCTGCATGATAACTTTTACCGGTGCTGTCATTTTGCTCGTATTCTGCGTCTAATTCAACCTTGTTGTAATACACTCTATCAATGAATTCACCTAAATTAGTTTCTACAATGCCCATGCCTAATTTGTATTGATCAAAGTCTTCACCATCTGTTTCTACAAAGTAACTGGCAAACGTACCTTTCTCACAACTATGAAATGCTAACACTGGTACATAATGATTACCTTCGTCGTCGTCTTCGTTTACAACATTAGGTTCTTCATTACTAAAGTAACCGCCTTCTCTTCCATACATGTGAATAGCACTAAAACTTCCAACTTCATTCTCATAATCATAATCATTTTCGCCATCTGCTGGAACTTCGAAAACTGTTAGTTCTGAATCACCGTATGCACTATTGATATGTTCGATATCATCACATTCCCACATATAGTAATCTTCTCTTGGTGCAGGAATTTGTTCAGGATCATCGTGTTCCGCATTTTCGTCAAGATCGTCGTTGCCACCCCAGTCATCAAATGATAAAACTGTGTCTACTAACTCACCTTCATCCATGCCTATAGTTTTTGCAACGAACTCATTTGCTACTTCTCCAATAACTAATTCGCCGCCATAATAACCGCTATCGATTCTAAATCTTCTTTTTGCCATATTTTTCTCCTTACATTACGTCGCTTAAATTTACCACCTCTGGTATTTTGTTTGCCTCTTTTACAAATAACACACTTTTAGGAACAGATTTTTGCTCTATTGGGGTTACTAGTAAATGCCCTGGTTTTAACTTTGGAAAAAACCATTTAATATCCTGATAATAATTAGTGATAAACACTTCTTCTATCTCTGGAATCTTGTTATTCATAGGATTAAACACTGGTGTTTTAAAACCTCTATTATTTAAACTTGTAAGTGGCACTATTTCTATTTCTGTGTGATATTCGTCATCGCAAATTGCTATACTCCAATCCATTGGCATCTTTACTTCGTGCCCGCCAATGTTTAGTACAACTGCTGGTGAATAAAAACTTTCTAGGAAGATCAGTTCTAACCAATAATAATCATAGAATTCTGGGTCGCTAACATCTAAGACGCAATACCGTAAGTCATTAATTTGATCTGGTACACTATCTAAATCATAAACGTTGTTTTCAATTGTTAAAATATTCATATCTTCTCCGTAAACATAATTATAGCACCTTTATTTTAAAAGTCAATCTATATTTAAATATATTCTATTTTTGTAACCTTAAACGGATACTCTGCTTCTCTGTAAAATTTCTTTCTTTCTGTTAAATGCTTTTTACTGTATTTTAGTGTGCTAGTAATATCGAACACATTTACAAAGTCTTTGTCTTTGGCTTTCCTTATACCCCTGCCAATACTTTGTATTACCCTAACAAAACTTTTGCCAGGTTCGATTAATACCAAATTAAATATCCTTGGTATGTTAATACCAACTGATGCCACTCCATAAGTAGCAACAATTACTTTGCCTTCTGCTTCACTAATTTCGTCATAGTTTTCTTTTCTTTCTGATGCTTTCATTCCACCACTTACAAATACCCAGTCTGGGTTTTGTTCTATAAGTAATTCGCCTGTTTTTATTCGGTCTACTAGTATTAAGGTATTACCGTTATCAGTCATGCCGTTGATAAGTTGACTTATGAATTTTATTCTTTCAGGATTAGTTGTTATCCATTTTAGTTCTTGTGCATAGTTACTAAATCCTACATGAGTGTCTACTAACTGTAATACATTTACTTCTAAGTTAGATAGTACGCCTTTGTCTTGTAATTCTTTTGCACTTAATTGTCCTATTACAGGTCCTATAGTGCTAGTCATTGCAACTGCTTCGTGTTGGTCTTTTGGTATTGTACCTGTTAGTCCCCAGCGAATAGGAACATTAGAAAATACACTACTTAATAATTGTTTTAAAATATCTGCTTTTGCTTTGTGTACTTCGTCAATCATTATGCACACTACACCATCAATAAATTCACTGATATCAAAGTCTACTGCTTCCTTGGCTTTAGATTTTTTGTGTAGTATTTCTAAACTTTGCCAAGTGCAAATTGTGTGCGTTTTATTGTATTCTTTTCTGTCCCCGTAGAAAACACCAACATCAAGTCCTAAATGCTTGTAGTCCGCTTCTGTTTGCGTTACAAGGTCCTTATTAGGCACTATCACTATTGTTCTACCGTACTTCTCACATTGGTGACTAAGTGCGGCCGTTACTAGAGTTTTACCAGCACCTGTGGCAATCTCTTGTATGCATTGTGGGTTTGCTAAAAACTTGTTAATTATTTCTACTTGATAATCTCTAAGTATAATAGGCAAACCTTCTGCAGGATGTTTCTTAGGCCAACTAAACTCTTCATATGTGTCTTGTTTTACTTCCTCAAACTCAAAATCCCATTTTTCTCTTTTGTCATCTAACACTACTTCGTAACCCAAACTAGTTACTACTGGAATAAGTTGGTCTAATAAATTCAAATAACTCCTACCACCGACATCACAAAATCTCATAAAGCCGTCCCAACGACCTAACTTGTAAGCCGGCATATGATATGCATATGGTAAAAAGTATTTGCAAGTATCAGAAAGTTTTCTGCGTGTGGCTACATCTAAGTCGTGAAACTTAATGTTTACTTCGTCTCTTATTTCTAATCTTGTTTGTCTAGCCATAAAGTTTATTATACATTAAATGTGTGTGATGTCAATCTTATTCATATGATACTTTTACAGATTTCAATACTTCTTCTGTTGTATCCTGATTGCGATACAGTACCAAACCCCAAAGAAAAACCGGTATTGTCTTGCTTATGATATGGCAAGTAGTAATGCAACTTTTCTATAGTTGCAACAGGTCCAAATGCAATTATATCGACGCCATTGTTATACAGTTCTTTACCACGTAAAAAATCTTCGTATGATGCAATTTTAATTACAAATATATTGTAATCTTTTACAACGTCACATATATCTTTTATGTTCTCAACTTCATCTGGTAATATAATACAAGATATAAATTCTGCTGATTCTTTGCAATGAGATTTTAATGTGTCAATATCAATTTTATTATCTGTATATCCTACAGCAAGTCCTGTGGAGTTAGAGTTTGATAATGCATTTATTGTGTGCATGTCAGCATTATTAACTGTTATAACACAATCCTTATGTGCTAACATGTTGTGTCTAAAATACTCTCTAGCGGTCATAATTGATGTAAAAATATCATTGCCGTTATTAGTTGATTGGAACGTTATATCAAAAAAACCTGTTAATGATAATATACTTTTTTTAACATTAGACACGTCGATATCTTTTTCTAAGTTGTCGTAAAAATATGAAAAAGATTTCTTTTCGTCTGATTCTAGTATTAGTCTACTAGGTGATTGATGTAATGTAGCAAAGACATTTTTACCTTTTGCATTAGGTATTACTTTTACTTGGTGCCATTTGAGATAAGATTTTAATACATCTTCTAATGTTGACTCGACAGATTCGTCTAACGATAGTACGAATTTTTCTTCTTCTTTAATTTCGTGTATTGATTCAAGTAAGTCATCCAATATATCTAAATTGATATATCTTCCATACCTGCTGTCCTCAATTTCACTATGTGTCCTATCTGCCATTGTTTGGTGTCTAATCCTTTCATTATACCGAGATACTTATTTCGTAACAAACCAAATTGATTAGCCAATGATGTTAGTGTTACTACTTCATCATCGCCATCTACATATTTGTCAGCATCTCTTGAGGTTAACTGTCTGTTATAACTTTCTAAAAAGTTTCTAAATACTTTACTGCGTGTTTTACGCAATT